TTCCTGCTTCATCATTCCACCTGGCATATTTCGAGGTGTGGATGAAGGTCTGAAACGGTGACATATCCATAGCATCAACCTCCTGTCGAGCCAAAGCCACCATCACCGCGAGCAGTGATGCTGAGCTGATCCAAGGAATCAACGGCCTGAGCTTCTGCGAAGCATCGGACCACAACGAGCTGAGCGATCTTATCGCCCTTCAAGAGGGTCAGTTGGCCTTTGGTGGGATGGAGATCCCGGGCCAGCTTGATCTCGCCTCGGTAGTCCGAGTCGATCACGCCGACCGTATTGGCNAGCTTGANGCCNTTGAGGCCCCAGCTAGAACGGGGGATCAGAAGACCCACCCAGCCCTGGGGGATCTCGACGTGGACGCCGGTGCCAATAGTGAGCTTATCGTTAGAGACCGAGTCGACGAACAGGTCGAGCCCGGCCGAGCCATCAGTGGCTACTTCTGGGGCGTGATCGCCCGCAACAAAATACTTAATCATGGTTACTCTCCTTGGGAAAGAGTGGTGTATATATATAGTATAAAATCTTACTGTGTGTCTCTTATAAACACCTAGACATGGACTAGGGTACATTCCCACCCTCAGGCCCCTGTGAAGGGGTCGTAGAGGGCCACACCTGACTCGGGGGACCACTCCCCAACCCGGAGAATCCGGGCCACCCGCGCCATCGCCAGGGTGTAGTCAAGGTCGTATCCAGCCTTTTCGTATTCTGTTAGGGCCACGGCCCACCAGTCTCGAGGGTGGTGCTTAGCCAGCAGCCGTTCGGACTTCTTGGGTCCCATGTTCTTGATGCCGGGGTAGTTATCGGTCATATCGCCCATCAGCCACTGCTGATAGAACATGAAGTCGGCCTTCCATTCGGGCTGATAGATCAGCTCGGCCTCCTTCTTGACCTTGATCCCGCCCTTACCCTTGTAGGAGTACTCGGGGCGGTAGTGCCACCCGGGGCAGGACAGGAGGTCCTTATCCAGGGTGACGGCCACGGCGGTGCCGGAGCTGGAAGCGATGCCCATCAGGTCATCAGCCTCCAAGGTAGGCACGAACTTGCCGTGCATCCCGTCCTCCTGGATCATTTCCTTGGCGTAGTCCAGCCGGGCTCTCTGATCATCCTCCATGGTGATCTTGTCCCGGTGGGCCTTGTATTCGGGCCAGACCTGCCGACGGTAGTTGTCGGCTCGGTCGGCGGATCTAGCAACATAGATATGGGTACAGCCGGGAGGTGTCCAGGATCGGATCACCTGCCGCATGACCATCGGTAGCTCGTCAGCGTCGTCGGTAATGTAGGCGGACCTATGGGCCACCATATCTCCGTCAAGAATCGCTGTCGTCGGCATCTTCATCGGTATCGTCATTGGGGTCCTCCATTTCCAGATCGTATTCGGCGAGTGCTTCCTTCCACCAAGCGGTGCGGAAGAAGTCCATCGGGACCTGCTTCCCAGACTCGAGGTCTTCGATGATACCCTCGAACGCTTCTCGGATCTTATCCTTGAAGTCGTCGTCAAGCATCTTATCCTGGAAGATCTCCTCGAGAGCTTCTCGGAAGTGGGCAATCAGCTCAGCCGATTGAACGTCTGCCTTGAATGCGATGCACTCGTTGCAGTTGCACTCCTTACCGAACCGGGCCGGGGCCAGGCCGAGGATATGATCAATGCGATCATCAACCTTCAGCTCCAGCTCGGTGAGGCCCTTGTCGTTAAACAAAGCCCAGTCGAACTTGTTCTGGTAATCAGGGTGCATGGCCTCGATCAGGTTACTCATATCTTCGGACTCGTGAGCTCGCCAATCGGCGTCAGCCTCGGGAAGGTCTGCTGCTCTACTGCCAGCGAAGATAAACATAGTCAGGGCCTCGAACTTCTTGGCCGCTTCCAGCTCATTCTCGTAACGACAATCGTCAACGATGATGAGATACTCATTCCACTCGTGGGTGTTCTTGTCTTCCTGGGTCAGCTCTTCTTTCTGGAGCTTGACCAGCTCGTCACACCACAGGTTTACCCAGTGGTCCGGGTTCTCAGCACGGCGAGCCGCGCCGATCTCCTGACACTGGTCCCGATAAACTTCGGGCTTGTCTTCCTTAAACTTCCGCCAGTCATCGTAGCCGTGCTCCTTGGCAACAGCTTCCTTGAGCGGCGAGGCAAAGGAAACTCGGAGGGGCTTGTAGCCCTCCATGGCGCCTTCCATCTCAATGAGGTCAGCGACATCAGTCTTTCCTACACGGGCCATTCCACCTAGTACTACAACATGCATTGGTAATACTCCTTGATAAGTTCGTTGGGATAGAATCGTTCTTTCAGATGCAGACCAGCGTACCGGCAACAGCGCCAGACGAGGTCGGTACAACTACGAGGGGCGTCCATGTTCAGATGACGTCCGATGTAGTGGTAGAAGTACGGGTAGGTCACCACACCGTACTTGTAGTCTCGACACATATCATATATGTCTCCGACCCAGCCGTTGAAATACTCCTGCTCGGCGGGGTCGTGCTTGGGAGAGATCCAGATTGGGTCTCCCAGCACCTTCCGAAGTACTGGTACCTTGACCAGCGTATCGGAAGGCTTCGTGCTAAGGTAGGTCTCCAGTTGCATGTCGTCACCGAAGTTGATCCGGAAGCCAACGTGGTTGATCTTAGCCGAGGTGACCCGGCTTACCTCCCGGTTGATCCAGTGGTCAACATTGTATCCAGTTAGTTGATAAGTAATCAGTGACATTCAGACCAGTCCTTTCCGACCTGGTACTCAGCATCGCAGGGCATGGCGAAGCCCAGCCGAGTACCTGCATCCAAAGCTGCCTTGACCAGCAGCTCGCCAACCTGATCCGCATACTCAGCGGGGCAGGAAACCTGAAGCTCATCATGCACCCAAGCCATCAGCTCGTGGGGGATGTCCTTCAGGTAGTCTTGGGCAATGAGGATCCACGCCTTACTGATCACAGCACCAGCACCCTGAAGCAGAGTGTTGAGAGCCTTGTGATCAGATCGGATGAGGACATCACGACCGTCGAGCAGCTTCAGCTTACCGGCCGCCTTGGCCTTGAACTGCGCCGCCTTCATCAGCTTGTGGAGGGCGGGGATCTGCTCGAAGAACCGAGCCTTGATCTCCTTACCCTGCTTGGACTTTCCTCCGATGATGGATCCGATCTTCGCATCGCCAGCCCCGTAGATCAGGGCGTAGATAAACGTCTTGGCGTCGTTGCGTGTCGGCAGTCCGGCAGCATTCTGGTTGGCAGGATGAATATCACCTTCCAGAATCTCACGAGCATACTCGCCGTCATCGTACGGCTGCATGTAGTGAGCAAGGCACCGAAGCTCGATGCCGCTCAAGTCGCAGCCAACCTGCACCCAGCCATCACGGCCGGGACCGAACAGTGCTCGGCACTCGTGGTCCGACGGGACCTGCGCAAGGTTAGGCTGACTGTGGGAGGCCCGGCCCGTGGCCGTGCCCTGGGAGTTGGTGCGACCGTGAACGCGGCCGTCGCGGCAGCGCTTGATCCAGTCGGTAACCATACCCATCTTCTTGTTGATGTCGCGGTACTCCAGGCCAAGGGCGGCCTCGGGGTACTTGAGCGACTTCAACGTCTCTTCATCCACGATAGGATTACCTGAGTCAGTAGTCTCGGGCTTCCAGCCGTACTTGTCGGTCAGTCGCTCGGCCCACTGCTTGGATGATCCAGGGTTGAAGATAGTGATCTTATCCTTGAGACGCTTCCCGGTCTTGTCCGAGTAACGCTCCTCAACGATGGTCGGGAAGACGGACCGAAGCTGGTCCTCCAGCTCAGCCTTACGGGACGACATGGTGTACTCCAGCTTCTCGGCCGACTCAGCGTCGAACCCGAAGCCAGTGCTAGCCATGGCGGAGCAGGCTTGTGCAACCTTCTGCTCGAAGTTCACGAGCTTCCAGTTAGCGTTGACCCACTTCTCCTGGGCTCGGAAGACGGAGACGTTAGACGCCACGTCCTGGACGCAGTACGTCAGCATCTCCTCCGAGAACAGTTCCCAGCCAGCGTCGTAAGCCATCTTGTAGTCACCGACGTACTTTGCCCAGTCCTTGAGACTGTGGCCGTTCAGGCCGGTGGGCAGGTTGGTACGGTCGGGGTGCATCAGTCGGCCCACGATCAGGGTGTCGATCAGCTTGCAGGTGAGCTTAAGCCCTGCCAGCTTCTCCATGACTCGATTGTCATAGTCGATAATGTTGTGGCCGATCACCACGTCAGCCTTGGCAAGCAGCTCGGCTGCCTCCAGGTGCTGACCGGGGCGGAACTTCCACACCTCGCCGGTATCCACATCCTGCACAACGATGCAGTGGATGCGGTCGGCAACGGTCTTCATGTTTCCTTTCTTGTCGAGCTCGTAGTTGACGAGTCCATTCGACTCGATGTCGTAGCATAGTCGCATCAGTTACCTTTCAGTAGGGATTGATGAATAATAGAATGTCGATGGGAGGACTCGAACCTCCGACCTCAGGGTTATGAATCCTGCGCTCTAGCCAGCTGAGCTACATCGACGTGTCAGAAGGGTACAAGCATCTAGTACCGTCCGACGGGAACTGGCCCACCAGGATTCGAACCTGGACAAAGAGAATCAGAATCTCTCGTGCTACCGTTACACCATGGGCCATGGTATTATCAGAAACCTCCATTGACCTCAGGCTTGAAGTCGAGAGCACCATCGTCATTCACGACGAACTCGGTCTCTTCCATGCGGCCTGAGTTATGGTTGAAGTGAATAGCGGAGGCCACGCCGGACTTACCATCGAGCCTGTTCTTCAGGACTCGAACGGTAGTCGTGTTGGCTACCCGCTCATCAGCTGCTTGTCGATCACGTTCAAGAGCAACCACAGTATTAGGAACGGAAGCCAATGCTCCAGAACCTCGTAGATCTTGCATCGTAATGCGGCTGCCTTCCTCGAACGCCTTGTCAGTCTTCTTAAGCTGAGAGACGACATCAATATGTACTCCAGTACGAACACAGAGAGATCGCATGTCCCGCATCATGGCGTCGATGATCAGTCGCTCGGACCCACCACCCTCGATATCCTTACCGGAGGTGTTCATCAGGCCAGCCGCAGCTGCCGTGATATGGTCGAGCATGATCACGTCAACCCCGAGGCTGACTGCCATGTATTCCATACGGGCCATGAGGTTGGCCATGGCATTGTTACCGAGGTGGTCGTAGACATACAGTCCAGTCTCACCGAGCTCGGCCTTAGCCTTGGCATAGTCCTCATCGGACAGATCGTCAATAATATCCATCTCGATAGTCGGCTCACCCATCTGGGTAAGCAGCTCATTCATCATACGGGTCGAGCGGATCTTACGGACGGGCTTGTTGAGGATGAGCGAGATCATGTCGTCCATGGTCTCCTCGGGTGACTCCTCAAGCATGATCATACCGACGCTACGGCCCTGGGTCAGGTGGTGGTGGGTCAGCTCCCGGAGGAACGTAGACTTACCACTACCAGTACCGGAGGCATACAGCGTGACCTCACCGGACCGCTGCCCCGTGAGGAACTTGGTCAGGTTCTTGAACGGGAACGGCCAGACCTTAGTCTTGGTCATGTCCTGGTCACGTTCGGTAATGCTGCTGACGTGGAGGATCTCATCTGGCGAGTACACCTTGGCTTGCCAGATAGAGTCGATGATGGCCCGGCTACTGCCCTGCACAAGACATTCGTTGGCGTCCTTGTACGGCAGTGATGCGATCTTCGCCTTGCCGGGAGGCAGGATATCACAGACAGCCTTGGCTGCCTTCTGTCCTGGCTCATCCATATCGAACATCAGGATAACTTCCTCGAACGAGTTAACAAACTCGAGGTTGTTCTTGATGTCTCTCACCGCACCGGCCGCACCATTGGGGAGCGACACGGCGGGCCACTTACAGTCCTGCATCTGAGCAACGGACAAGCAGTCGATCTCACCTTCGGTGATGACCAGCTTCTTGCCGCCGTTACCCCAGAGGTGCTGACCAAACAGCTCGCACCCTCGGGGGCTACCTACCCAGTGGAACGTCTTGTCCGGGCCACGCATATGCTGGGCCACGAGCTGTCCGTCCTTGAAGTAGTTAGCAATCTCAATGTCCTTGTCCTTGATGTTGGCCGTCTGATAGCCATACACTCGGGCGGGCTTGGTGTCGATTCGACGGTGGTCAAGAGACTTGATAGATCCACGGTAGACCTTGAACTCAGCCTTCTTGGCGGGCTCAGCCGATACCGACCCGTCACCCTTCTCGTAGTATTCACAAGCGAAGCAGTAAGCCCCGCCGTTGCTGTATCGAGCCAGGTTGTCTCCNNNGTTGTCGTTGCCGTTGGCCCGACACTTNGGNCAGGCTTCTCGACCAACAACCACGCTTTCTGCTTCAG